AGACAAACTTAGAATTGAAAGTGATTATAAATATTATAGTCCACATTTTAGTTATGGTGGTGATATTTCAAAAAATATTTATATAACAGGTTATAGTCCTGATATATATTCACAAACAAATCAATGCGAAATAATGAAAAATTTTGCTATAATTTGTGATGGTAAATATAGAGAACAAGAATTTGATAGTAATATTTTTAGTAAAGTAGAAAAATATAATAAATCTAATGGAGCATGTTCAAAAGCAGGATTATATTGTTATAATTTTTCATTAACTACAGATCCGTTTAAACAACAACCAAATGGGGCATTTAATACTAATTTATTTAAAACTATTGAATTTGAATATAATAATTATAATAATCCTCCTATTGATCCTATAACATCGAATTTTAGAACAATATGTGATGATGAAACAGGTGTTGTTATAGGAGTATCAAGAGACCCCACAAGTATTTATAAATACTATTATAATTTACATGTGCTAGAGGAAAAATATAACATATTATTGTTTCAAAATGGCTTTGGTGGATTAATGTATTCTAAATAAATTAAGTATTAAAATAGTTTAGTTTTTCTTACTCTATGCGTTCCATTTTTATATTTTAGTTTTGCTTTTTTGGCCAACTTTAGTGCTTTGGATGATTTGCTACATCCATTTTCTAATATTTTATAATCTATTGCTGATGCTTTTCCTCCACTAATAGAACTAGCTAAGCGCGCTAGTCCCCAACTATGACTAGTTTGGTTAGGTCTTGAACCAGATGAATAATAAGCACCTTGTCCTTTATTTACAATTTTACGCAATGAATTTATAGAACATCCTGTTTTTCTTGAGAGATTAGAATTAATTACTAATTTATCAATACTATATAATTTTTTAACATTTAATATATGTTGAGAGGGTTTGGATTTATATGACGAAATGTGTTTTCGCGTAATATATTTATTTTTTTTATACGCTTTACGCGATTTTTTTAATTCATGTGAAATTGTTTTTTTATCTTTTTTAGTTATATGTTTTGGTAAATATTTAATAGGTACATTCATAGTATTTACTATATTATAATAAAAAACTAATAAAATATTTTATTATTATTTTATTATTATTATTATTATTTTATTTAACTATATATAATTTAAAATAAAATATGCATGAAAAAATAATAAAATTTGAGAGAAGTAAAATTACAGGAAAAAAATACACAGCCTATATTAAAAATAAAACAACACAAAAAATACGTAAAATACATTTTGGTGCATCAGATTATCAACAATTTAAGGATAGAACACCTTTAAAATTATATGCTTATAAGAATCATAATGATCGCAAACGTATGCAAAATTATTTTAATCGGCATTCTGGAACAAAAAAAAGAGGACTAGCAATAGCATTAGAAAAAAGAAAATCGAAAGGTTATTATAATGCTAAAATATTGAGTCATGTTTATTTATGGTAAAACTTTTGGAATTTATGCGTTAATAAGTTTTTCTCCTTCTTCAATAATATTATAGTTAAAAGACCAGTCGTCAATTTCTTTTGGTGTTTGTGCTCCGTTTTTTATTGCTTCATTATAACTCCAATATATTGGATTTGCCTTAAGTTTCCATTGTTGCGTTTTTAAATCAATTAGTCCAGATGCATCAAAATCAAATAATTTATATTTTCCTTGTACTGATTTTCCCATATTATCAAATTTCCAATCTACATACATAATTCCTAGTGCTTGTAAAAAATCTTTTACTTTACTCATTACTTCTATTATTTCATTTAATTCTTCGCGTGTCATAACAGGTATATATGATGGATTTGATTTATGTGTTTCTACTTGTTCCATGTCAACATAACTAGTATTAATATCATAATAATATACAATATTTGGATGTGGATGTTCCATTAATATTTTAACTATTGCAATTTCTGCTTTTTTTGAATAATCTAAGAATGGATGAGGTTTACCATAATTTTTTCTAAAAAATGATTTACCATCATATGTTTCATCAACATGCTTTACAGAATCTGTATCTGGGTCATAAATAGTAGATTTTATTCCGGTTTTATTCATAACTTTATATAAGTTTGACATTTTCTTTATAATTTTATATTTTATATTTTATATTTTATATTTTATATTTTATATTTTATATTTTATATTTATATAAAATGTTGATAGAATTTTTCACAGAATTCATAGGAACTTTTATTTTCTTGGCAGTAATTTTAATGTCCGGTGATCCATTGGCAATAGGTATTACTTTAGCATCAGTTATTTATTTTGGTGGCAAAGTTTCTGGTGGCAACTTCAATCCGGCAGTAAGTTATATGATGTTATTATCTAAAAAAATAGATGTATCCAAATTTGTAGTATATATAATTGCTCAATTATTAGGAGCCACTGCTGCATTTTTATTTTATAGCTACAGTAAATAAAGTTTAGCAATATTTATATGGCGCACAAGATGAACGCATAGTGAAACCTTTAACATGAGCACACCGTTTTTTAGTAAATTTTCGTGGAAGACTAAATAGTTTTCCATCTTTTCTTTTACATTTTTTTGCTCTTTTTGTGCTAGCGCAACAATCTCTCATAATTATTTATATATATTTATAAATATTTATAAATAATGTTGAAGAATTTTACTATTAATTAAACTTTATTAATTTTTTCACATAGTCCAGATATTTTATTTTTACGAGTTCCATTGGGGCATCGTTTAGATTTTGTTTTTTGTTTTAATGGTTTATTTTCTTTTTTAATAGAAGTAGTTATAATTGGTTCGCATAGACCTGTCATTTTATTTTTACGAGTTCCATTAGGGCAACGTTTTAAATTTGTTGCTTGCTTATTTGTTATGTTCTTCTTTCTTTCTGGTAACATTTTTTCAGGCATCATTCTTTCTGATGTAATTTTATCAATCTTGGATTTAGTAGTTAATTCTAAATAGGATGACTTAAGACTAATTAATTTTCCTAAATAAAATTTCTTACAACCGCTAGGAATTTTAAATTGGTCCTTATTTTGTAATGAAACACTTATGACTATTACTGGAATTTCACCATAATATTGATGTGGCAATGTTGTCTTTTTTATAAAAGTTAGTTTTAAATTTCTTGGTAATAATGTTTCACTTTCAGCTTTGTATTTTGTAGTATTTACCATATTTATATATGGAACACCATTTGATATCATAATTTTATATAGGCAACAACTATTTATTAAATCTTTTCCAACTTTTTTAATTCCTGAAAATCCTACTCCTACCACTAACTTTGTAGTAATAGACATAAAATTTTGCACTGTTATTGTATCGCCTTCTTTATTAAAATTTTCAAAAGGTTGCTTCATTCCTCTATAATATATTTTTGCAGAGTCTTCATGTCTTGGTGCGGCTTCTAAAAATGCTCTATCTAAATCTTCTACTTTAGCTAAAATTGCAAAAAGAGCATCTTTTTTAGTGTCTCCATAAACTTTATATGTTTGATTAAAAATAGGAGTCATAAAATAGGGGAGACCTAATCGTAAATAAGAATTTATTGGGCCATCCCATTTATAAGAATAGTCAAACAATGCTTTTGATAATAACTTTTCAAAATAAACATCTTCGTTATATGGTATATTTTTTTTAGTAATTTTTTTATCCAATGCATTTATTTCTTTGTTTTTAAATACTCCAATTTTAGATAATGCTAAAGTTTCTTTTGAAATATACATATTCTCTCCATTTTTATCTTCATCTTCACTATTTATTGAAATTTTAAAAATGCGTTCATTATGTAATGAAGGTTTAATAGCTTTAATATCAATTAGCACATTTTTATTAATATAATATCCTATGTTATTATAAGTAGTTTTATTAGTATATGTCTTTTTTACCATAACTTGCTCATTTTCTATAATACATTTTACATATATGTCTTTTATTTCTGGGTTAAACAAAAATTGTTTTTTCAAACAAAAAACTTTGTCTTGTGATTTATGTTTCGTGCTATCATTTGGCGACGCAGAAAATTTCAAACTATTTTTATCAAAAATTACTAAAATGTTATCCTCTGATTCTTGTAACCATTCGTTTAATTTTCTTTTTTCTAAAAAAATAGGGTCATAACCATACATTATATATAATTATATATAATAAATAAAAATTATATATAAGATTATTATTTATT